CGGCTATGCAGGAAGAAAGACCCCGAGGGGCTAATCTTTAGGGCCGCCCTTCCTGATGCTGATAACGTCGCCAAGGCTGTCCTCGACGCGATCCAAAAGGCTCAGATTATCGAGAATGACAAGCAAGTTGTGGATCTGAGAATCCGGAGCCTATACGCAGAAAAGAACGCAGCAGGGCGGGTCGTCATCGCCATTGAGAAAGTAAAGGAGGAAGGTTGTGACATTCAATCCGTTGACCGCCTTGAGGGCCCTTAGGGATAACCAAGATCTGAGCTCGGGCGAGTTTGCCGTAATGGTGGCCATTGTGCTCAGGGCCGATAGTGGTGGCTGCATGTGGGCCTCTCAGCAGCTCCTCTCTAAGGACTGCAAGCTATCCCCTCGATCTGTCCGAGAGAAGCTCTCCAAGTTGATGGAGAGAGGGCTTATCAGCAGAGTCAAGCGACCGGGCACGTCGGATTATTGCGTGATCAATGCGCGGGCCTTGACCCCGGCAATATCTGCCGGACCCCCTGTTCTTACCCTGGCAGAATCTGCCGCACCCCCTGGCGAAATCTGCCTACCCCCCCGGCAGGATTTTCCGGACCCCCCGGCAGAATCTGCCGCCTATCTACACAAAGAACTACCCAGTGAACTACCCAGTGAACTACCCAATAAAGACAGCAAAATAGAAAAGCCCGATCCTGATGCTCAGATCGTCGGGGACTTATGGGAGGCGATAAATCAGATTTACCTCTCCTCATCTATCGGTCATCGCTCCCTGAAGCTGACCAGGAAGAGAAGAGAGGCCCTCAAGGCAAGGAGCAAGGAGCACGGCTCAGAGAAGGTCTATGAGGTCGTGGGATGGTGGCTTGAGAGTGCTCATCCTCGAGCTCGATTCCTGAGAGAGGGCGGCTATGGGATCGATACGGTCCTGCAGCGATCCAAGTTTG